TTAAATGACTGAAATAAAAGATGATATAAAATCTGTTATTGATGAGAACAAATCAAGAACATATGAAAAAAAAAAACAAGAATGGGAAAAACTAGAAAATGATAGAAGCGATTGTTTAGAAGCTGTATCAGTTCTTGGTGGAGCTATTGCTTGTGGTTTTTTAGATGATAAACATTCTTTAATATTACAAGAATGGATAAAAGAATATCAGCATAAAGCTGATTCAATTGAAAACTACCTTGATGGAGCAAGAAAATGAATAATCAAAATATGATAGTAAAATCAGAAATGAAACATTTTGATAAATTATTTAAAGATTTAGTAAAAGCTGGAATATTTATGAATGATAAAAATGGTGTTACAGCGTTTGCTAAATTATTAATACAATTAAATACTAAATATCCAGGATGGAGGCAAAAATATGTCAAATGAAAATGCTTTACGTGCAATGTTAGCAAGTAAACAATTAGAAATAGATAAACTTAAAAGAAAAGTAAAGGAGATGGAAGATGACTATAAAAACCGACTCGGAAATATTGAGAATAGAAAAAAGAATAAGAGGTCTAAACCGAGTGACGTCAGCAATAAATGATTTATCTATTTATGGAATTTTCTATGGAAATTATCCAGAATTAGTTAAAGTATTAGAACATGCTAAAGATCATGTTAAAGAAGAATTAAAATCTTCTAAAGAAAGATTAGAAACTGTAAGTACAGCAGAAGCTGTAGATGGATCTAAACCTGATCCAGAAGTAATTGAAGCATATTTAGATAAACGAATTTAAAAATTCTGTAGAGTGAGTATGTGGTACCTATTCAAAACAAGTTATCTCACATATAGATAGAGCCAGATGGGAGACTGTCTGGCTTGTTAAATTTCTGTAATTTTAACAATCCAAGATTTAGGTATCATAGTACGATCTCCAAAAGTAATACCATCATCGTCTTTATCGTATGCAGCAAACAATTTAATAGAGTATCTATCTTTAGAAAATATCCAACCTTCATTAACAGGTTTAGCCATTTTCATATTTTTAAATTCTTTTTCGTTAGCCCAAGCAGAGTCGCTTACGCAATCGACCCATTCAACTCTTACCTTTTGGTAAGGTATATCATTAGAGTCTTTATCTTTAATAGATTTCTTTTTTTTAGTGTAACGTTTTCTTGTCATGAGCTGCCCATATGTATTGTTCAAAGTCTTCTAAAGGTACTAGTTCACTACCTTCTTCTTCAAATACTAATTGAAGATATGTACTATAGATTATTGCTAAAGCCATAGCATCTGCAGCCTTAATAGATAAATGAGGATTTTGTTCTTTTATAAAATCTCCAATAACATCAGCTTTTACTTTACGTAAAAACTTGTCAGAATATTGTTTTTTAGATTTAGGAAACTTTAATATTTTGCTCATAATTAACGTACCTCTGGCGAGGATACTTATATTAGTTATTTGGGTTGCAGTAAAAAATCAATGTTATTTTGTATTTTAGGTACAAGTTCATCATAAACAGTACGCCAAAGCATAGAGTCATCGTAGAAAAAGTTCTTATTTTTCCACATATTGTGGTAATGATTGTAAAATCTACCACATATATCTACAGCATCTATATCTAATTTAGCCCAAAAATCACGTTCACTCATACCATTTGTATGTAATTGATGATGATGTTTGTAGCATAAAGGTACAGTATACTGATCACCAACTTTTTGAGATATACCTCTAGGCATAGCAAAAGTAATGTGATGAGCCTGACATTTAGTGTCTTGGCAAAGTATACAAGGATTAGAAGCTACCCATTTAAGGTATTCTTTATCCTTTATTCTTTGTGCCTTGTCCTCTGATTGTATTGTGCACTTTAGTGTAGCCATAATAAATACTTAATCTTGATAAACCTTCATGAACTCTATTTGATGCTTTACGTTCTGTCAAACCTAATTGATGAGCTATTTCAATAATACCAAAATTAAACCAACAAAATAACTTCATACATTCAGCAAATGTAGGACCGATTTGATCATCAGCATCTTTGACTCCAAGAGCTGCACCTAGTGATGATGTAATAAAATCTGGGTTAGATCCATCAACACGTTCTTTAAGAGTGCTTTTAGATCCACCACCCATAAGCTCACACATAAGTCTATATCTAGATCCTGCTTCATATTCTTCAATAGATATGAGCTTACGATGAAACATATACATAAGTCTAGATTCTCTTATATTGAGCCATACTTTTTTTTTATCTCTAATTGTAGAGATTAATTCTGGTTTTTCAATCTGTCTACGCATTCATGTATATTATAAGTTTCTATTGCAGAATCAACAAAAGTCTTAAATTTAAGATTTCTGTTATATAATTGGAAAAGACGAAATACTCTATTCTTATTACAAGAATGGAGTCTAGCGATTAAGCTCTTGCTCCCATACTTGCGTGTAGGGTGCAATAGCCAACAAAGAATAATAGATAAATTATAGAGTTTATAATGATCACTATTCTTTATTAAAACTTTACCTTTGAGCATATCAATAGGTATGTTATAAGTAACACTAATATATTTTTGTATATCATTAACCATAAGGAGAAAATTATGAATATTAAATATCGTCATTCAGCGTCCAAAACTAATACCTTTATTGATAGTCCAGCTTTCTGGGTTATCAATGAGTTGTTTGATTTTGAATCTGATCCCAATGCAAGAATGGTCATGGGTTTAGCTGCAGAAGATGCTGCTAATCATGCATTAGAAAAACAAATCACTGATGAAGATACTATCACAGATTATAGTACAAAGAAATACCTAGAACATGGTTTAGAAACTACAGATGAATGTGCATGGTCAGGTATTATTGCTAATAAATTTGTAAATAATTTACGTGAATTTGGTGATGTAGTATCATTTCAAAATGAACTTCAAGTACCAGGTAAAAAATATGGATTAAAATACGATATTGTTGGTAAAACTGACTTTGAGTTTAAAGATGTAATTATAGATACTAAAGCAACAGCATATATTAAACGATTAAAATCAGGTCTTGTAGATGCTAAGTGGTATCCAAAAGCAGCAGATGTACGTCAACAATGTCTATATAGAGAGCTATTTGGTAAAGAAACTATGCTTATGTATTGTTCTCCAAAAGATGAATATTGTGTAGATATGACTGAAAGAGATGAGCTTAAAGTCTTATTAGATGCTATGAAACACATAGAAGCTATACTAGATATATGTAAAACAAAGGAAGATGTTGTTCGCATAACCCCTTTGGTATGCGACAACTTCAGATGGAAAGGTACTCCTACATCTGTTGATTTCGCAAAAGAAATTTGGACAAAAGTAATGAAATAGACTATAAAAAACTATGCAACGATTTGGACAAATAATAAAACAAATAAACAAGAGGAACAAAATGGAAACAGAAACATTTGAATGCTCATTTAAAAGAGCCTTTGAAAAAGATAATGGTGGTGTAACAGTTTACATTACTAAAGATGATGGTACAGATATGACCATATATGGTGAGGCATTAGGTGCATCACGATGGCAAAAAGGTGCAAGACTTAAAATAGCTGCACAACCTGTTAGAACAAGTAAAACTGGTAAACAATACCAAACTGCTAATTCAATAGAATTATTAGATGGTGAAGTAGCTATTCCAAATAATTTAACTTCTCCAGTAACAACTACAAGTGCTGCAACTATTAAAGATCCAAATGCTCAATGGAAAGAAAAATATAGACTTACTATGAGTAATCTTATGTCAGCTTGGTTAAGTTCTGGTAAAGAAGTTACACCAGAAATACATAAAAGTTTAGATCTAATAGTTAGAGATATTTTAAATTCTAAAATAGACTCTGATGATAGAGAAGATGCACCATTTTAACGATTTCCTTATCTCTCTTAGTTAGGAAACTAGGCATTGTTAGAGAGTGGTTAGAGACCCATCTAGCAGTGCCTTTTTAATTTATGATTAAATGTAATTTGTGTAATAAAATTGTGCTCCTTGTTATATTAACAAGTTTATTAGGGTGTGCAAAAGATTTTCAATTAAACCCTTGGACAACAGCAATAAATCAATTAATAAAGGTTAATTATGGAACTAATAATAAACAATGATGGAATATATCATTTGATAGAAGTAACAAAAGATATGACAGCTCATTTAAAAATAATTAGTAAAATGGATTGTTTTAATTTGTGTGATGTATTAAGATTAAGTTTAACAACTTATGCAACTGAACCTATCAATGCTCATGTAATGAATGATGGTAGTGGAGACTTTGTCGGATGTATATGCAATTCAAATTAGAACTTGAGATGATGGGATTAGATACATATAACAATAAAGAATTAGTAGATAAATTATATCAATTATATTTAAAGGAGGATAAAAGTGATTACAGAGAAGCGATTGGAAGAAGCATTGAAGTTTCTTGCAGAAACAGACGAACAACAAGCAAAAGGAAGTGCTAATGTTAAATACCTTGATAGATTACTTAAAAGAAAAAAAGCGTTATTTATTACTGGTGATAAAGATAACAAAAGCATTTCTGCCAAAGAACAAGCGTTCTACGCATCTGATACTTATAAAACTGCTATTGATGAATTATTTGAAGCAGAAGTCTCGTCAAGTACTCTTGACAACAAAAGAGACAAAGAAGCATTAGTAATAGATTTGTTTAGAACACTAGAAGCTAGTAGACGTAAAAACAATATATGATTTATAAGTTTAGGAATTGGGTATATTTACCTGTAGTATCTGAAGTTTATATAGAAGCTGAATCTGATGAAAAGGCTTTAAAGATACTTAAAGGTTTAGATCCAAAGACTTTTAACTGGGAAGAATGTCCAATGGAACACATTAAGACATTTTATGAAGTTATAAATCAGGATGAAAAGTCCTGAAAGAAAGCTCTTTAGAGCTGTACTTACACAGGCAATAGAAGATGCTATGTATGATGGTTTAAATAAATATAAAATTATAGACAAAAGAGAAGCTATAAATTGGCTTATTTCAAACTCTTATGATTTTAAACTTATTTGCCATTATGCAGATATAGATTATGAATATGCTTCTATGAAATTTGTTAAAGCTATGAAACTAGATATATACAAATTAAAAGATAAACAAATAAATATAATACAAAAAAAACCAGTACGTTCTATTAAAACGCCTGGTCAATTTAGATTAAATTTTTAATGACACACAAGGATTTATTTAAAGATATGACATACGAAACATTAAACAAACAGGTAGATGGTAACCATTATAAATCTATGAAGATTCAACCTGCACATTTTATAAATGAAAATAATTTACCATATGCTGAAGGTAATGCTATTAAATATATATGTA